AATAAAACTTTTGATATGTGTAAATTAGAGGATGAAGAATTAGATTTTGGTTATGGCGATATAATGAGCGAAAGTTCAAAAGTTAGAGAAGATTTTTCACAATCAAATTTATTTAATAATAAAAAGTTTGATACTGGAACATTTAATAATATCTTTAATAAATATACACCACCAGCACCATCATCTAAATTAACGAAATATAAAGAACCCGAACCGATGGTTTTAGCAAAAACTATGAATTATACAGAAATAGGCGGAAAAAGACCAGACGATTATAGCAGTAGCGTTGAAAAAAGCAGCAAAAATAATTTAATTTATAGCGATTATAAAATGGCATATTCAAATACTCGTTTAGTTGATGAAGAAGCATTAAATAAAACTTCAAAAGATTTTAAAAATGTAGATGAATATGAAAAATATAGAAATGATAAACTTAAAAAGGGTTTAAGCGATAAAGAAAAAAAATTAATAGAAATGAAACGACTTAAGGAAGAAAAAGATGAGTATGAGAGGTTAGAACGAATAAAACAAAATGATATTAAGATTAAACTTAATAACGATAAAGCGACGCGTTTATTTATTCGTTAATAATATTCATAGTCATCACTAAAATCAACTTTAGTTTTGACATAATTATGTTGAAATTTCATGGAAGATTTAGGAGAAACAATCTTACATACTTCACCATTATTATTAATAATATATTTTGATGCAATCTTTGAATTAGTATCTTTATTATAAGATACTGATTTATTAGTAATAGCTCCTGACTTATAATTACGATGCATTTTATGATAAATTTATACTTAATATATAATCATTTTTTTATTTAATTTTTCTATTTCTTTTTGAAATTTAGAAATTATAGATATATATGCTAATTGTTGATAAAATAATTCTTTAGTAATTGTTATATTTACATTTATACGATATATTTTTATTGCATCATAAATATCACCTACAAATTCTTTAATAATCATTTTATTTAATTCGATTGAATTATTTGAAACTAAATTATATATTGTTGTTTGTAACATCTGTATAAATTTATCAGTCGGCATATGTGAATAATCATTAATGAAATTAGTAATATCCATTTTTTGTTATGATTAATAATATAATAATTCATTTTTTTATTAAAAACGTGTTTAGACATTTTAACTTGGTTTTTATAATAATAAATATTATGATTTATATAAATATATGATAATATCAATAGGTCTACAATGCACAACTGCCACATTTAAAAAAAATATTGAAAATACATATACTTTACCATTTGATTGGATGTTTGCCACTCCATCATTTGTATATGAAATGATTTATTTGTTACTTGAAAAAAATATTGATATTGAAGATTTAGTTAAAAATCATTTTTTTGATTGTAAAAAAAGAGCAAGTAATAATGGTTTAGAACATTATTATACTTGTGATACTGGGTTTGCTTTATTTAATACTAAATATAATGTTATATTTCCACACGATGAAAATAATATTGATAATATTAATAAATATATAAGAAGGTTTGAAAGATTAAAAGATATAATATTAAATTCGACAGAATGCTTATATTTCATATATACATCTCAATCTTCATTAGAAAGTGGTAATTTTACAATTGATGGTAATAATGTAATAAAAGACGTATATGTTAATATATCTAAGATATATAAATTAATTAGTAAATTTAGAAATAATTATAAAATAATATTATTTGACGCAATACAAGAAGAACATATATCTTTATTAGATGAAAATATAACATTAATTAAATTAAATAAATGCTGTTGTTGGTCAGTATTAGTACCGCAAATGACACAAAAATTACCGTTTTTAAATTAATTCATTTTTTATTAAAAGAACAAAAATTTCTTTTTGTCCTTTTTTGAGATTGGGATGGTTATGAAATTAGAGGGTAGAAGTGTATGAATAAGGTAGAGAATGCGAGTTTTTCATATACTACATCAATTGGCGTTGTTAGTATATCAATATCACCCAAATGCTGTTGATGGTTTTGCATGGCTGATTTGATATCCGTAGAATACATCGTTACAATTTGTTTGTTGGCGGCGAATGTATTGTTTGCAACATAATCATCGATATAGACTTCAAGCAAATCGGCTGGGTCATCGTAACATTCAGGATGTGAATGATATTCGGTTGTAATCTCGGTAATGAATAATTTTTCATCGAACTCTGGAAACATCTTTTCCATTTCCGGATAACATTTTACGAATATTGAAATATGTGCGAGATGCTGATAAACAATTTCAAGAGGTGTATTTTTGAAATCAAGTTCTCCCAAATTTTCATTATAGAGATTGATTGCTTTGATCGTATCACCTGCGAATTCATCAATCAACTTTTTATTGTCTTCGATGGTATTCGAAGAAACAAATTCGGTTATTGTGAAATCAAGGAGTTCGGCAATATCGCTATAATACCCAGGATTCGATGCAAATTCGGCGGTGAATGCTGAAATAAATTCAAGGACGCTCATTCTCGATGTCGTAATTTACTTTAAAATAAAAAAAATCATTTTTATAAAATAGTTTTTATATTTAATACAAATGTTTTTATTTATATTACCAATAACTATTCTATCATTATTAGGCGCTTATATGTATTATAATAGCACAAAAGATATGTATGTTAATAATGATATTAATGAATATTTACTATCGAGTGTAGATATAGAAGAATCTATACTTCATTAAATACATTCGATTGTATATTTTATAGAGAATATAATTATTATTATTATAATCATATTATTAACGATCATAATTACTATATTGATAATTATAATTATTATTATTAATATTAATAATATTATAATGTCAATAACTTCTATTAATAATTTATAATTAATAGAATTTATTAAATTAATTATTATTAAAATTAAAATAGCCTTGATAATGCGATTATAATTCATATAAAAATAATTATAAATATTATTGTCATTTTTTATAGAATAGTTATTAGGCGCCGCTTATGTATGAATATTTATCAAGTGTAAATAAAAAAAATCTATACTTCATTAAAAATACATTCGATTGTATTCTTTATTTTTGTGTGTTTTTCATAATTATTCATATTGATTAATTTTATATAAACTTCATTAATAATTACATCTTTATGAACTTGAATATCATTAATTGCATATATATTAATAGTATCATTTAATTTCTCATTTATAATTAAAATGTCATTATCATCAATATTTTCTAATTTTGTATGAATTATATGAATAATAGTATTTATGTTAGATTTAACTTTTATATATAAATCATAATTATTACTACTATCATTAACATTATCCATTAAACATATCAATATAATAATTATAATTATCAACAATAATATTATGGTATTCGTAACTGCAATTAATGATTTATAATATTCATAATAATTTATTAAATTTAAATCAATTATTATAAGAATTGCTATTAAAATTAAAATAGCCTTGATAATGCGATTATTATTCATATAAAAAACGATGATAAATATTATTGTCAATTTTTTATTTTTGTATTATTTTTATACTAAAATGACATAAAAATGATTCTAATGTATATAATTCTTTTCACATACCAATAAGGATGTCTGCTACTATCAAGAACTGCAATTTCTCCTGCACCTGCAACCGTGATGACTGTGGACGCAAACATTATGTCGAAACTATTGAGGATCGGCAGAAGGTTAAGGAGTTGTTCGATGCGAATTTCGATAAGTCTCTTCACAGGGAAACTGACCCGGATGGTGTGAGAAATGCTCCGTGTTTCTTCGGTCCTCTCTGTGGAAAGCCTGAGTGCAACTTCAAGCACTACTGCAGTTACGATTTCAGGAAGGAAGTTATGAATAAGGGATGGCGTAAACAGTCGGTTCGTCCATCCACGGAGAAGATCCTGACTGAGTTGAAAGAAAAGTATAATATCAGCGATGAGGACATGGAGAAGCTGCGCAAGTTGTAAGATGGATTGAAGGAATGATATAAAAGTCAAAAAGAAATTTTTGGCTTTTTTGTTAATTAATATAATAAATGGACCATGCTAAATAATTTGCAAATATTAACCATAATAAATATGGGATTAATAAATATACAGATATATATTTTTGATAATTATAAAATAATATCATAACAACAATTAAAGTCATTAATGTTAATAATGTAATTGCTGCTCCTTCTAATAATCGTTTATAACTAAACATGACTGGTGAAAAACTGAAATTAATTAATAAATGCAATAATGGTATAAACCAATAAATAAGAGGTTTATCTTTTAGTGCTAAATAATATGAAACACCAATTAATATATATAAAACAGGCCATACAATTGAAAAAATATAACTAGGCGGGCTATATAATGGTCTTTTTAAACTTCTATACCATTTATCAGGTTTAGTAAAGAATCCAATTAAAGAGCCAATAATAAGAGGTAAAATTATTATCAAAAACTCCATTTATATTAATGAAATATTAAAAAAATTATTTTGTTAAATAATACTTGATTATTGTCTAATTGTTGTAGCAAAAGAATATTGTTTATTGTTTTTACTTGATAAGTCAAATTATTTATAATAGCTATTTTTGTTTTTAGTAAATTAGTTATATTATTATTAAGACTATCTAATAGATAAAATATTATAATTAACATTATTATGTACTATAATAGCGAGCATTATTAAATAACCATAAATCATATTTATAAATAAAAATGTTTTTTAGTTTTATATATATATTCGATTAGTAAATATAACAGTCTTTTTGCAAATGAAACAGTTTTTAGCATTACTTATGCATATATTACAATATGTATGCCCACATGGAATACAACATATAGATATTGTTCTATCTCGGCAAATAGAACATACGTTTTTATTATTTAATTCTTCTGTTATAATTATTTGTTTTTGCAATTTAAATTTCGTTCTTTTTTTAACATTAATTTCAATATTAAATTATTGTTTCTTTCTTTTTCTAATTGAAAATAAATTTCAGGTTTCAATAAATAATAATCAGAAATAGTTGTAATAGAATATTTAAATATACTTTTGAACTTCATTTCGTATATTAATTTATATTGCTTATTATCATTTTTTATTTAAAGACAAAAAATCAAACCTTTATATAAATTTTAATAGTTTGTGTGATATTACTTTTGCAAATGAAACAATTCTTAGCATTATTTATACATTCATTACAATATGTATGCCCACAAGGGATACAACATATTGACAATTCTTTATCAAGACATATTGAACATATTATATTTCTTTCTAATTTAAATTTTAGGTCGTTAATAATTATCTTATCGTTTTTCAATTGTTCTGTTAAATGATTATTTATATTCTTTTCGTTTTCTAATTGATTATTTATATTATATAAAAATTTAACATAATTTGGATTTTTGTTTATTTTTTTAAACATAGAATTAAATGAGATATTAATAATATATTTTATATCATTACAAAAATAATTAATATCATACGACATTTATGCAAATAGTCATTATTCGTAATATCATTTTTTATTTAATCATCCAAATAGATATAATATATTTCATCTTCTCCATATTCTTCAATCAGTCTGAATATTCTCTTTGGATGTAATGCCTTTGCTATTATTTCTTCTTTAAGTTCTAAATTAGAATTTCGCATTTTTTCATAATCATATGTAAATATAGACGGGTTACCAGATAATAAACTCCAATCTATTTTTTCTTGATTTTCTTCAAGAATTTCAATTGCATTTATATTTAAAGATAATAAATCCCAATCTATTTTATTTGGATTTGCTTTAAGAATTTCAATAGCATTTACGTTTTCAGATAATAAATCCCATTCTATTTTATCAACATTATCTTTTAATATTTCTATCGCATTTATATTTAAAGATAAATTAACCCAATCTATTTTATTTGGATTTTCTTTTAATATTTCTATCGCATTTATATTTAAAGATAAATTATCCCAATCTATTTTATTTGGATTTTCTTTTAATATTTCTATCGCATTTATATTTAAAGATAAATTAACCCAATCTATTTTATTTGGATTTTCTTTTAATATTTCAATTGCATTTGGATTGATTGATAAATTATTCCAATTTATTTTATTTGGATTTGCTTTTAATATTTCAATTGCATTTGAATTAATTGATAATAAATGGCAATCAATTTTATTTATATTTTCACTTAATATTTCTATAGCATTTATATTAACAGACAAATAATACCAATTAATTTTATCAAAATTTTCTTTTAATATATTTACAGCATTCTTATTTAATGATATATTGGTCCAACATATTTTTCCAGGATTTGCTTTTAACAAATCGATCGCATTCTTATTTAATGATAAATTATCCCAATTTATTTTAGTTGGATTTGCTTTTAACAAATCGATAGCATTCTCATTTAATGATAAATTATCCCAATTCAATTTATCAATATTTACCCAATCTCTTAATTTCATCATTAGAAATAACAAAAATAATTATATAATTAAATCAATTTTTTTAATCATCCAAATAGATATAATATATTTCAT